CAAACTAAAAATATATTCATAGGCTTCCAAGCAGGTATGGAGGCGTTTGGAGGAGCAGATGTTGCTATAGGTTACGAGTCTCTTGTTAATGGATCTAATTCAACACCAAACCCTTCAACAGACGAGGAAACAGCCAGAGTAGCTATTGGGTTATACGCCATGAAAGGTGGCGGTGGTGCAAGTGCTGTTCAAGGAATTGGTAACGTATCTGTAGGTGGACACGCAGGAGAATATAACTCTACATCAGTAGCAGGTGGTGCTGTTTATGTAGGGCATTATGCGGGTCAAAATGCAAACGTTACCACTACTACTGGTACGGCTCAGGTAGCTATCGGTAAGAACGCTATGAGATATAACGCACCAAGTTTAAGTATAGCCATAGGTCTTCAAGCTATGGAAGATCAACAAGGCGCAACATCTATTTCTGGAGATAGCAATATTGCTATTGGTGTACAGGCTATGTTCCAAGCAACAATAACTGGAGATGACAACATAGGTATTGGAAGATTAGCTAATAATACTACTGATATTGTAACAGATACTATTGCTATAGGTAATAGCTCAAAATCAAAAGGGACTTGCACAATAGCAATAGGTTGTAATGCTCAGGCAGGAGATACGTCAACCTCTATAAACTCTGTAGCTATTGGAGCATCTTCTGATGCAGATGGAGACCAGGCTTTAGCAATAGGTTTTAATTCTTCGGCTTCGGGTGAAGATTCTATTGCGATAGGAAATGCAAGCGCTATTGGTAATAATAGTGTTGCTATTGGTGAGGGGGCAACAGCAAATAATGCAAATGAATTTGCTATAGGTACAGCAGTGCAAAATGTAGGTGCAACAGAGGTATCAACCACGTTTAATCAGACTGCAAGATGGACAGTAAAAATAAACGGAGTTAATTATTATATACCACTTGATGCGGTATAAATTAAATTAAATTAAATGAAAGTAGAATTAAATGAAGATTCTATTAAACATATTAATCGCTTATTACAATCACTACCTATTAGCACAATAGCTATAGTAGAAGAAATTACAGCGGAGATAAATAAAGGTTTAGTAGAAGAAAAAAAATAAAATAAAATGGATATTAGAAAGATTTCCATTGGCTCAGACTATAAGTCTGGATCAATGCACTATATTGTAAATCAACCAGTATTAGGTGGCGACTATAAAATACACTTAATACAAGCCAATGAACAATCACAATCATATAAATTATGGGTAGAAAAAAATCAAGAAATTTTTATATGGAAAGAATTTTTATATACCTTGCCAATAACTTTAGAATATAATATAAATTTTTAATGAAATCATTAGACTCATTCATTGTAAAGCCTTATAACGAAAGAAGATATGATAACATTAAAAGATTAAAAAACACAGAATTTATAACAAGTGTTTCTGAAGAAGATCATAAATCATCAAATCGTTTAGCAACTGTAGTATCAGTTCCAGTAAATTATAAAGGAGAAGTATGTCCGGGAGACACTTTAATTGTACATCATAATGTTTTTAAATTTTATAATGATATGTATGGTAGAAGAAAAAGTGGAAAAAGTTTTTTTAAAGAAAATTTATTTTTTGTAGAAGAAGATCAGTTTTTTTTATATAAAAATGGTAACAAATGGAAGTCTCATAATAAATATTGTTTTGTAAAACCTATTCCAGTTGAGGATTCAATAATTGCAAAAAACACAAAATACGAACCGCTTGTAGGTGTAGTAAAATATAGCAATAAAGAATTAGAAATCTTAGGAGTGAAGGAAGGTGATAAAATTATTTTTGAACCTGAAAGTGAATATGAATTTAATATAGATAACGAACTATTATACAGAATGTTTACTAACAATATAAAAACTATTTTGTAAATGGAAAGCAAAGAATTAAAAATGCAAATTATAGAGGCAGGAAAAAAAGCAGTTTCTCAACTTATTAAGGTGGCCAAGGAAGATATAATAAAATACGATGCTGATGATGAATTAGCAGCAGATAGATTAAAAAATGCTGCGGCAACAAAAAAATTATGTATAATGGACGCTTTTGAAATTATAAAAAAAATAGAAGAAGAAAAAAATATGTTAGAAGGTAATATAGTAAGCGCAAACAACAACACACCAAAAGGATTTGCTGAATCAAGATCAAAATAATTTATATACAGTTTTACCAAGCTATATCCCTAAATCGGTTATATCTAATAAAAATAGAGGACGTACGTGGAAATACGGATACGATGAAAAGTATAATGTTGTAGTTATATCAAGAGACGGGACAATAGGAGATATATATAACATTAATAATGTTATTGTAGCATTACCAAAAAACCCATTAAAATACACTAATTCAAAAGAAAAAAAAGAAGATCAGTTTTGGTCTCCAACATTACTTCCAAAACAATTAAAAAGAATACAATCAATATTTCATTGGCACGAAACCAGCCCAGCATTTAAATCTGAGTGGGTAGATTATATAGAGCAAGAGTTTGACAGAAGAGAACAGGGTTATTGGTTTTTAAATAATGGTAATCCTGTATATATAACTGGTACTCATTATATGTATTTACAATGGACTAAAATAGATGTTGGTAATCCAGATTTTAGAGAGGCTAATAGAATATTTTACATATTTTGGGAGGCTTGTAAAGCAGATAAAAGAAGTTTTGGAATGTGTTATTTAAAAATAAGACGTTCTGGATTTTCATTTATGAGTTCATGCGAGGGTGTTAATCAAGCAACAATAACAAGAGATGCAAGAATAGGAATACTTTCTAAAACAGGTTCTGATGCAAAAAAAATGTTTACAGATAAGGTTGTTCCTATATCTAATAATTATCCTTTCTTTTTTAAGCCAATACAAGACGGTATGGATAAACCAAAAACTGAGTTAGCATATAGAGTTCCTGCCTCTAAGATTACTAAAAAAAATATGTATGACACTGGTAATGAAGAGCTTGACGGTCTTGACACAACTATTGACTGGAAAAATACATCAGATAACTCGTATGATGGTGAAAAACTACAATACTTATTACACGATGAAAGTGGTAAGTGGGAAAGACCTGAAAATATATTAAATAACTGGCGAGTTACAAAAACCTGTTTAAGATTAGGAAGTAGAATAATAGGTAAGTGCATGATGGGTTCTACATCAAATGCGTTAGACAAAGGTGGTGCTAATTTTAAAAAATTATTTGAAGATTCAGACGCGTCAAAAAGAAATCAAAACGGACAAACAAAATCAGGCTTGTATAATTTATTTATACCAATGGAGTGGAACTTTGAAGGCTATATTGATAAGTACGGTATGCCTATTTTAAAAACGCCAGAAAAACCTATTATAGGAATAGACGGAGAAGATGTTAGTATAGGAGCTATTGATTATTGGGAGAACGAAGTTAATTCATTAAGCTCTGATCCAGACGCTTTAAATGAATTTTATCGTCAGTTTCCACGAACTGAATCTCATGCTTTTAGAGACGAGTCAAAACAGTCTTTATTTAACTTAACAAAAATATATCAGCAAATAGACTATAATGACTCTTGTATTTTAGATCATCACGTAACAAGAGGTTCTTTTCATTGGAGGGACGGTATAAAAGATACTGAAGTTATTTTTAGCCCAAATAAAAGTGGAAGATTTTTAGTAACTTGGACACCAGAGAAAAATCTACAGAATAGGCATATAAAAAAGTTAGGTAAAAAATATCCTGGTAATGAGCATATAGGCTCTTTCGGTTGTGATAGTTATGATATATCAGGAGTAGTTGTTGGTAAAGGGTCTAATGGTGCTTTGCATGGCCTGACAAAATTTAATATGGACAACGCTCCATCAAATGAATTTTTTTTAGAGTATATAGCAAGACCTCAAACGGCAGAGATTTTTTTTGAAGAAGTATTAATGGCTTGTGTTTTTTATGGTATGCCAATACTATGCGAAAATAACAAACCGCGATTATTGTATCATTTTAAAAATAGAGGGTATAGAGGTTTTTGCATGAATAGGCCAGACAAAAGATTTAATAAATTATCTAAAACAGAAAAAGAATTAGGAGGTATTCCAAATTCATCTGAAGATGTAAAGCAATCTCATGCAGCAGCTATTGAGTCTTATATAGAAAAACATATAGGATTTGATTTTGAAGGCGTATATAGAGATGCTGAAGAAATAGGAACGATGTATTTTCAGCGCACATTAGAAGATTGGGCCAAGTTTGATATTAACAATAGAACAAGGTTTGATGCAAGTATTAGCACAGGACTGGCTATAATGGCCAATCAAAAGCACCTATACACACCTACCACAGAAAAATCAAAAATAAGTGTTAACTTTGCAAGATATAACAACAAGAGTTCCATAAGTCAAATTATAAGATAAATGAAAGGAGTAACTATAGACATAAGATCTACTGCTTTTCCTGATCAGTTTGTATCAGATTCTAAAAAGAAAACAAAAGAATACGGATTACAAATAGGACAAGCGATACAGTATGAATGGTTTAGAAAAGGAGCAAGTTACAATAGTTGTAGATTTTATGATCAATGGTCTGAATTTAACAGATTAAGACTATACGCAAGAGGTGAACAATCAATAGCAAAATATAAAAATGAATTAGCTGTTGATGGAGACTTGAGCTATCTTAATTTAGACTGGACACCAGTTCCTGTTATTCCTAAATTTGTTGACATAGTAGTTAACGGAATGTCAGACAGATTATTTCACGTAAAAACATATGCGCAAGACGCTATGTCTTCAGAGAAAAGAGGTGAGTTTCAGCAAATGGTAGAAACAAATGTTATAGCAAAACCTTTATTTCAACAAATAGAACAAGACTTTGGGGTAGATGTTTTTCAAGTAGATCCGGAAGAGCTGCCAGAGTCAGATTTAGAAATGGAGTTGTATATGCAGATGAATTACAAGCCAGCTGTTGAGATAGCTAATGAGTGTGCTATAAATACTATATTAGACGAGAACCATTATCAACAAACACGTAAAAGGTGTGATTTAGATTTAATGACTTTAGGTATTGGTGTTTGTAAACACAGTTTTGAAAGAGGAGACGGTGTTAAGGTAGACTACGTGGATCCTGCTAATATTGTTTATAGTTACACAGAAGACCCACATTTTAAAGATTGTTTTTATTGGGGCGAAATTAAAACAATACC